ATTTTCGTTAGCACGTTATTCTCGAAGTTGAAAGCGTCATATGCGGATTTGAAGAACAGCCCGGATATCGACTGTTCGGCGACGTAGCCAATCATGTCGAACGGCTGGCCTGCGACGGTTACAGATAGGGTAGTCATATCTTCGTGTAATAGGCGAGCTGCTTACTGGCGCCAGTAGCAGGAGAAGATGCAGGGGCGGCAGGCAGTTGAAAATACAGATAACCATCTGAAATTGGGAATCCAGAAGGATTTGGAATCATATAGGCGAGAAATTCCCCATTGAATTCCGGCTGATCGCAACCAGACACCTCCAACCATGTAACTGTCCCATAAAGACTTTCTCCAGATCCAGAAAACGTCGATAGCGGGAGCCTTCCAATGTCTCCAGTTGCAGATATTGTGAATGTTGTTTTGGTCTTGCGCTTGCCCATGCTCCCGACTATTGAGTTTGACGCAAAGGACGGCGAGCTGAAATCCGCTAAAGACGGCCAACCAGACGGGTATGCTGCGATAACAGCTTGCTGGTTTGCGTCAGAATAAACCCACCCTAGGCCGAATGACTCCGAGTAAGTAAACGTGCTTGGCGTCGGGAATGCGTAGGTTTCGATCACCGCGTCAGGGTTGTAGTCCCCCAACGAGTCTGCGAGCACCGCAACACCAGATGGGATAGCTGCAATTTGCTGCATGAACAGCTTTGCAGCTGCGCCAGTTGACGCCCCCTTCCCGCCGACAAATCGCGGGTAAATATCGCAAGGGTCATAGCCAGCCGCATCAGCAGAAAAATTGACTCGCCACCGATCTGCGCCGGGAGGCGACGCGCCCCAATACGCATCCCCTGGACCCGGCGACGTTGGCGGGTTGTCGATCATCGCGTAATAGCCGCCAACAAGATCACCAATGAGAACTTCGCCGGGAGGGGGATTATCGACGTCGACAATTGAGAATTCGTCGTTGTATATCAGGTACAGCAGGCCCCCCCCGAAAAGACCTTGAATCGGTGTCGTGAAATTCCACCCGGTAGCCAGCGCCCCAGGACGCTTCTTGACACGCTGAATGCCTCCTCGCGTCTCCGCGTGAGCGTTGATCAAGCGCGCATCTTTCGTTACGTCGCTGATCGACGTTTTCAGGTCGGTTGCGAGAGGCAGTCTCACAGCGTCAGGATCCATGCTTCGCGGCCAGTCTTGAGCATCAGCGATCGCGCATTGATTGCCTGGCCGGCTTCGCGCGCCGACACTTGCAGCCCGGCGAAGATCGGCGCAAGGTCGTCGTCTGCGTCCTCGGTTATGGTCGGCCCGACTGTGAGCGTGAAGGCATGGTCGCCGACGACGGCAACGGCCTTTCCGGCTAGTCCTGTGAAGCACTGCGCGGCGCCTGCCGTGACCGACCCGCGCGAAACGACTCCAGATCGCTTAAATACCGTCGTCTCGCCATCTCCTTCAACCTGGACGGCAGCATTGATAAGCAGAGCCCCTGCCGCCAGAGTGCCGTCTCGGCTTTCGATGTCGGCGGCTAGAGGGATTCTCATTGGACTATCATCCTGCCAGGAATCGAGACAACGAACTGCTTCCGTATCCGCCAGCCAGCGCCAAATCGAACGTCGCCGGCTGGTTCTGCGTGTTGTTCGCCCGCTTGATGTCTGCCAGCGCCTCGTCTGCCGCGTCGATCACGCTCTGACTCAGCGTCACGGCCGGGTATTCCGGCGCCAGATCAACGGCCAGCGCGTAGAGCAGTGCGCGCTCGTACCCTGGCGGAAACGACAGGTCGTCATTAATGTCGGCTACGACCGCAAGCTGCATGTCAATGGCGAGCGTAACCGGCAGCGCCTCAAGCGGCACCGGCCAGAATCGAAGTGTTCCATCAGGAAAGGTCGGCTCGTAATAGACGGCCTCCGGAAGTTGGGATTCCGTCGATTTCTGCAGAATGTCGTTCCACTCGGCCTGCGTCAGGACCGCAAGCGGGTAGTCGATTCCGCCGCGCGTCACAAAGGCGCTGTGCAGCGTAATCGGGCGCGGTCCGTCGAAGTCTGCGCCGCTACCGACTGAGTACGCCTGCTGGCTCGGCACGAGCGTGTAAGCGGCATTCTCGCGCCGAAACAGCGCCAGCCCTTTGAGATTCCAGCTTTCGACGATCTGATTCAGCGCGGCTAGCGCGTCCGACTGCTCGTCTGCGTCCAGGGCCTCTCCGGCCGCGACGGCTCCGAGCTTGCGCAGTGACGAGGTTACAAGCTGTAGAGCGGTTGTCATGTTTTAGCGCCCATGGTTGATAGTTTTGTCGCCTGATAAATGGTTCTGCGCCGATCATAAACCACCATCGCACACCCTCAGATACGCCACTTCGCGCCCGTCGTGCGCTGTTTCTGCGCAGTGATCTGGCAGGCACAAGTCAAGCTCTCTGCCGTTCGTGCGCAGCGACTCAAGGCCGCGCGTGCCGAGTTTTAGGTTGTAATGGCCGAATCCTTGCTCGATCAGGCGCGAGAGGTATTCGGCGGCTTGGGTAACGGTTATCACAATTAAACAAGCGCTCCCCGTTGAGCGACCGTTGGGTATGGGTAGCGTCCCGTCATTTCATAATAGCTGCTGGTTTCATTACCGATCACACCGCCAGTATTGTATATGACGACCTGATCGGCATTTACCGTTCGTTTGATATGGTCCAACCCGTTCATGAAATAAACGCCCTCTGGTCCAGAAAACCCAATAGGACCAATCTTGCTGAACACTGGGTAATGATCTATCCAGAGTTCGCACAATCCACCTGGGCCGTAGTCCCATATCACGTGCATAACCATTGAAACGCGTCTTCCGCGCAGGTTATGTGCTGGATAACGCGCAAGCTCTTGTTCTGACCAAGACTGCGGAGAGGCTACTGGCGGGAATGTCGAATCCGATTTGCTTCGGATGTACAAATACGCGCCGTTATCCAGCCATGTTATGGACAATGGTACATCTCTGCCTAGCACGTCATCCCAACCAGAGTCGTGCCACTGACATAGCGTGACCTTGCGTATGTGCTCTGGGAAAACTCCGCGATAGTCATCTACGGTTGGGATGTAGATGTCCAACGCATACCAACGCTCTGCAGGAGGGCGCAGGTCTGGGTTCGGCTCCAGGGCCATTGCACGGTTTACACGCGCATCACTGTATATGTCTGGATAGTCGGCAAAATGCTCAAAGCGAAACATTCTTCCAACACCGTCCGGGGAGTCCACAATCTGGATTGACGAAGGATAGCCTGGGACAGAATTTACCGCCCTGCAATCGTCAATTCCAGCCCCTGAATCTGGACGCCCGTCATAGAGTATTGCCACAATTACACCAGCTCTTGTGACAGCAGGGCGCCTCTCACTGAGTGTAATCTGGCGGCAATAGCAGCAACCTCGCTGGCAGTTGGCAAAGTACCTTCGCTGGCTTTCCAGCTATAGACTTGGAAGTCGTAAATCTTCTGAGAAATGCCCTGGTCCCGACCCCCTGCATATGTCGGCGCTCCTCCAATACCAAAGCCAGTGGTTGTTGCAATGCTGCTCGCAACCGCAGATAGATCAAATCCAGTCCGTATAGCCACGCCATCCAGATATATGGACATGTACTTCAGCGTCGCATCAACGTGCATCGCTACAGAATGCCGACCAACTGCAGAAGGTGGCGTTCCGATGATTGTTGAGTAAATGGACGACGCTCCTTCAGGGAAGAAGCACCCAATCAGGCCGCCAGTCGGCTGAACCCGCAGCGAAAATCCGCGATCCGTCGCACTCGGCGCATTACCAGAGCCGAACAGATAGGAGTTTGCGGCCGGCAAAACAATATCCGTATCCATGTGGATAAGAATTGCATCACCTCTTGAGAACGTGAACATCTCATTGAAGGCAGCCGCAGACAGCCTTGGGTACTGCAACGTCGTGTCGGTGGAGGGATAATACGGAACCGTGAGTCCGCCAGCAGACGCCCAAGCATTTGCCGCAGTTAGTGCAGCCGGGAAAGTTACGTTTTTGCTCTGACCAGAGCGGTCAGTCAATACAACGTCTGGTGATGCTTGGTCGCACGGCCACCATGCGCGCAGCTTTGATGAGAGCGATGAGGCGATTGCCGGAAGCATCATAGTGCCGCGCTCCCGCACTTGCAATTGGTTGTGCTTTCCGCCCGTTAATGCGGAAGTCGCCTTGATATAGATACTGCTTGGCCTAGTGCGTGGATCGAAGATAAGCTCG